CACCCGCTTAAGAACCGCTTAAAATACGATATAACCAAAATATTATAAAGACATGATAAAAGACTTCGGCCATTTCCTGAACCCGTTTAAAAGGGCTGAAACACCGGCACACAATATTAGTAACGCCCTGTACAATGAAATTAAAAAAGACCCTGCCGGTTTTATGGTTTCTATCATTAAGCAGCAATACTCGTTATACAAAAAAGATATAGGCGATTACCTGGTTGCCAGGCAAACCGCCATCAGTGTTATCAGGCCGCGCCGTTACCTGCTTTATTTGCTTTACCAGGACGTAATGACCGACCCGGTTATAGCCGGGCATATCCAAAACAGGTTCAACAGGATTTGCAACAAGCCATTTAAAGTGGTGGATGTTAGAACCCGTAAAGAAGACCCGGTTAAAACAGCCCTTTTTAAAAAGGCATGGTTTTTTGATTTTGTGCGGTATGCGATGGAAAGTAAAACGCATGGCCACTCGCTGATCTATACCAGCCAGTTGCAGGGTAAGGAGATCAAAAAGGTTGAGGTAGTATTGCGGGATCACGTGATACCTGAATTTGAGCAGATACTTTATGAGATCAGCGACCAGACCGGCCCAAGCTATGTGGAAGACCCTTTTGATAAATGGTGTATACCAGTAGGCAAGCCTTTTGACCTGGGTATCCTAGAGAAGATCGCGCCGCTTTATATCCTTAAAAAACACTCATGGCAATCATGGGATCAGTTTGAGGAGATGTTCGGCGTACCTATCCGCTGGGCCAAAACTGCCAGCACAGATAAAAAGGTACAGGCACAAATCACCAAGTGGCTGCAAGATATGGGACAGGCCAGCTACGCGCTTTTTCCTGAAGGTACAACCTTCGATATAAAGGAAAGTATGCGGAGCGATGCCTTCCAGGTGTTCGAGCAAAAGCGGTTGGCGTGTAACCAGGAAATAGCAATGATCATCAACGGCCAGTTTGAAACGGCCAGCGCATCAGGAAGCCGGGCGAAGGCGCAAACCGTTGTGGAAAGTACACAGGATGAACTGACACAGGATGACCTGCGTTTTCTTTATTACCTGATCAATGATGAGTTAATGCCTTTGATGCAGCGCCTGGGATATAATATCAATCCGCTAACTGATGACTTTGAGTGGGATTTAAGCGTTGAACTGAAACCGCTTGAAAAAATACAGCTATACACCGCTGTAAACAATATGGGTTTTGAACTTGACCAGGAAGACATCACTAACACTTTTGGCGTAAAGATCACAGGCAAGAAACCACCAGCATCACCAGCGCCGGTTAATCTGAATACTACCGACAAAGGTGATCCGACCGTTGACGAAGAGGACGAGCAAGACAAGAACCCTACCAATAAGGCGGTTTCTCAAATTATCAACATGCATTCTGAAATAGCAAAAATTTATTCAAATGTGCATTAGGTGTGGCAAAAAGGAGCATATAGTAAATGCCACTAAAGTACCGGCTTTGGAGCCTGAACTTTTGCGAATAGCCAAACTTATGCATAGTGGCAAGCTTAAGCCTGGTGACGTTGACGCGGCGATGATCCGCAAAGTAGGACAGCAGTTAATGAAAGCCGCTTTCACCGGCTATGGTAAAAGCTTTGACACCATAACAACCAACAAGGATTTTGTGGCGCTTAAACAGATTGAAGGTAATGTTTATGTGTTTTCGGGCTTTAAAAACTACCAGCAGCTTAAGGAAACAAGCCTTTTCCTAAAGGACGATGACGGCAACTTTAAAAGCTTTAAGGACTTTTTAAGCGATGTTAAAAAGGTAGATGCAACCTATAACGAGGTTTATGCCGATGCTGAATACGATACCGCGATCAGCAGCGCCCAGGGGATTGCAACCTGGCAACAGATCATGGCCGACATTAAGCATTCGCCTAACCTTACCTACAGGACGTCAGGAGGTGACGTTTGCCCTATTTGCGCCCCGCTGGATGGCTTAACATTTCCGGCCGACAGCCCGTTTTGGGACAAGTATTATATCCCTAATCATTTCAGGTGCAACTGCGATACAGAGCAGAATGATGACGAGGTATCTGATATAAGCATGGATGACTTGCCCGACCTTGCACCAATGTTTAATAACAACGTAGGCAAGAACGGAGTGATCTTCCCGGATTCGCATCCTTATTTCCAGGATGTGCCAAAGGCAGACCGAACCAGTATTTTAAAATGCGTAAGCGATGTAACGCCGGAACGCAAATATAAAGGAGACGACTAATGGCTAAAGGATTAGACTATGTAATTAACCTGCTGGATGGCAGCAGCAGCGGAGTTGATAAAGCCAAAGCAAAGATTGGTGAGGTTGACAGCGCCATTGCCGGTGCGGAGAACCGTTCGCACGGTTTAGGCAAAGCCCTGGGCATGCTGGGTATTTTGGTAGGATCAGTTTTCGCTACCGAAAAGATAGTTGACTTTGGCAAGGAGAGCCTTGAAGTAGCAAAGTCTGTACGCATGGTTACCGCCCAGGTAGCCCAGGGTATTGAAACCACTGGCGGCGCTGCCGGTCGTACTATTGAGCAATTACAGGAACAGGCTGAAAAGCTGGAAAACACCACCCTCTTTAGTTCCCAGCAAACCGAAGGGGCGCAAGCGCTGATCCTGACGTTCACCGCCATAAAAGGTGCAATATTTGATGAGGCCATACCGGCTATACAAGACTTAGCCACCCGAATGGGTGGTGACGGCCCGGCTGATCTGAAGGGAGCGTCTATACAGGTAGGCAAGGCGCTCAACGATCCTATACGTGGTATTACCGCATTGCAACGGGTCGGGGTTTCGTTTAACAAGGTTCAAAAGGATCAGATAGAGAACCTGGCCAAGCATAACCATTTAGCCGATGCACAAAGGTTGATCCTGAATGAACTTAATAAGGAGTTCGGCGGATCAGCGGCAGCGGCCAGGAGAGCAGCCGGGCCACAGGCCGATCTTACTCAGGCTTATGACAAGCTGTTAAAGGCGGTAGGCCCTTTGATTCAAAAGGGTATAGCGCCATTGGTTACATGGATGGCAAAGGGAGTAACAATCCTTACAGATTGGGTAAGTCATTTTGATGTGGTGATTGATGCCGCTAAGAACGGGTGGAAGTGGATTAAGCAAAATGCGGACGTATTTGAAGACCTGGCCATTGGCATAGGATCATCTACAGCGGCGTTTTTGATAGCCAACCCTACTGTAATCGCCTACGGCGCTTCGCTTGCTGCCGATGCGATCATTGGCGGGACGCTTGCTTTGGTAACAGGGGCGTTGACCGCTGCACAGTGGCTTTTAAACGCAGCTATGACGGCTAACCCTATTGGATTAATAATAGTGGCTGTCGGCGCGTTAATTGGGGGCTTAATCTATGCTTATCACCATTCAGAAAAGTTCAGGGCCATATTAGCCGGGATCGGAAGTGTGGCTGGTACCTTGATAGATATTTTTGTTGGATTAGGGAAAGCGATCATTGGCGCGTTCACCTTTAATCGCGACTTGATAAAAGAAGGGATCATACAGAGCGCCGGTGCAATTAACGAGATCAAAGAGAAGGGCTTTAGCGGCATTTTTAACAAAGGCTATGATTCGTCCATTAAAGCAAGTGAAGTTGCCGACAGGGAAGAAAAGATAAAACAGGCGGCCACACAGGTAGGCGCTGGCAAGCCAGGCAAGCAGGGAGCGCCGGGCAAACTCGGCAAAACCCCAGCTGTACATGGAGGCGGAGGCGGCACGACTGGCGGAGAGAGCACAGCAGCTGGCCGTTCTATTAAACATGTTACGATCACTTTTCAAAGCATGATCAAGGAGTTTCATCAAACCGTTAATAACCTGAAAGGGCATGATGGGATTGAATTGAAACGTATAATCACCGAATTGCTGTCAGGCGCTGCCGCTGATGCTGAAATATTGATTGGGGAATGATAAGGAGCAAGTACGATCCGGAATTTGATAAGCTGCTGATAGCTTATAAGAATGCCAGGCCCGTGTTAATGGCCAGGGCCGCTACGATGGCTATAACCTTTTTTAAAGAGAATTTCAGGCGGCAGGGCTTTCTTGACAGAACGCTTAAACCCTGGGAAAAGCGCATACAGGGAAGCCCAAGCAATAAGCCCTTAGAAATTAACCGTGGCTTTTTAAGGCGGGGAGTAATGAAGAAGCGCGTAACGGCCACACAGGCCACCGTTGGCGTTGATCCGTCAATTAAGTATGCGGAGATACAAAACAATGGCGGTTTGATACCTGTAACCAATAAGATGCGGCGTTTCTTTTGGGCTATGTATTATAAGAATGGCAGCGGCAAAGAGGAAGGCAAAAGCAAACGGGCGACTGCTTTAAACGGCGCTGCCGAGTTTTGGAAGAACCTGGCGCTGACTAAGAAAACGCACATTGAGATTAAAGCCAGGCCCTTCATTGATGATAGCTGGACATTGGAGCAGGAGATATTTGACATGTTTGATAATGAAATTTATAAAATAGTAAACCCAGGATGAGCGTAAAAGGAGATATATTCCGTCAGTTGGCTACCTACCTAATGGCGACATTGCAATTTGATCAGACAGTAACCGAAGATAACCCGTTACCATTGCCAAACCTGGTTTGGGTTGATAAACAAATGGGGCAATTCAACCACCCGGAACTGTCTCAGTTGGTTCCGCTTCCGGCTATCCTTATTGGCTATAGAAAAACGACTTGGGACAGTGAAAGCAGGCGCGTTCAAAAGGGTAACGCTATCCTTACTTTTTGGGTTTACTTTGAAAATTATGCGGACAGCTTTACCGGCTCAATGAATCAGGACAAGGCTTTGCAATTCTTTGACTTTAACGAGGCTGTACACCAGGCCCTGCAAGGTTATGATGGCGATCTATTCACCGCGCTGGACAGGTTAAGCGACGAGGATGATGAGAATCAGGATATGATCATAGGCTCTATTTTTGAGTACAGCACGCTGATCACTGACACCAGCGCCGACGAACACCGAAAATACACCATCGTTACCAATAAGGGCGCTACCCCTCAATATGTGAACGCCATCACCAGGCCAATAAATAATGGTGACGATGATACGGATAATACTTTTGTAATTTAAAATTAGGTTTTCTACATTTGAGCCATGAGAGGAAACCTTATCATCATAATTTTTGCTTGTTTGCCGTTTACGGCTTTAGCACAGCATCCCCAAACATTAGACGAGTTTAACAAGTTGGGCAAAGATGCCTATTTGAAAAATGACAATATGAAGGCTGCCTATTACTTTGAGAAAGCAATAGAAATCGACAGCCTTGATATCCATGCCCGTAAAGGGTATATAGCTACGCACGTAGACTTTAAGGCGTACAATATAATAAGTAGCTTATTAACGTCTTCACTGGCCGATTCGACTTATCGCACTTTAAGGGCGATTTGCGCGTCAAAGCTTGACCTTTACGATAAGGAGGTTGATGATTTCAAATGGCTTATCGTAAATAAAATAGATGTGATGGATAACCTTTACAACTTGGCATTAGCTGAAGACAAATGGGCACGAGACTTATCCAAGGGAAGGTACAAAAAGGACGCCGTAAAAGATAAAATTACTATTGATCTGTTTACAGATGCACTTAAGAATTTAGACAGCTATATGGCTTACGATCCAAAGGATGACAGGAATGTAATTGCTGAAATATCCAATATCAAAAGCATTTTGAACGACCAGTACAAATAGAAAACCCTCTTTCGAGGGCTTTCTACGCTTTGTTACTATCTCCCTTTTACTGTGCTAATAGTACGCACAAGACTCTTTTATCTATCAAATATAATTATTCCAACCAAAAAATATCGTAACGTAACTGTCGGGCTATAAGAAGTTCTAAATTAGCCCCATCGCTACTAGGCCAACAAGGCAACATCAAAATTGCATCACAGTCCAAAAACGCTTTCAAGTCGGTTTTCATAAATAGCGCCCAATCCTGTTCTGTATTTGCGCTGTGGTCTAACTTTACTGGATTAACAATGTCATAATGCCCCTCTTTAATAAGCCATTGTTCAGCAGCCTCAAACTTTTCAATTACGTGATCCATTGGTAAGCCGGTGATCTTTCCGGATATATATACTTTAGTCATATTTTGCTATTGGTTTATTAAATCCTTTTTCTTTACCCATTTACCTTCGCGGTTATTCGCGGCCTCGTACACATAACCGGCCTCGCGGAGCGCCTTCCAGTATTCGCGCTGGCCCATCAGATCGAGCGTTTTAAAGAAGGCCATATCAAAGGGGATCGGATAGTTTTTAGTAGTTGGTTTACCGAAAGCCTCAACCCTCAATTCGTTCCAGTACTTAGCTATATTGCTGATGCTGTACTTATTTAAAAATAGGAAATTGTTACTGTCAAAATAAGTCTGCATTAGCTTTTCCCACTCAGCGCCATTAGCCTTTAACTGGCTTACTTTGCCGCTGTCAGATTGTGATACCTTGTATTTTACCCGGGTTTTAGCTTCGAAAAACTCACAGAACATGGCTATTTTCTTATTCGCCTGATAATCGGCAAGCGGCTGATCAGGCTCGTTGCCTATGGCTTTGATATGCTCAACCATGATTTTACCAGCATACTTTTCATTGATCAACGGTATCAGCTGGCCCGGATCATCCGGGATGCGATTTAAGATAATGTTTAGCTGCTGTTCAGTTAAAGCGGGCTTAAACTCATTTAAAATGCTCTTTAAGTGGCCGTCCTGGTATACCACCATCATATACCCAGGAGTTTTGAGTGTAGTAATTTTATATCTGCTTAGTTTCATCGGCATCCTCCTTTATTTCTAATGGCAACTCTGTTTGGCCCTCCTGGGACTGCTTACGCATCATGCGTATAATATCCTCCAGGGTTTTATGCTCCAGGTGGAACTGGTTATGCAGTTCCTCAATAATTACCTTGTCACGATAACCATCGCCCCACCGGGTACAGTAGTATTCATAGATCAGTTTGTTTCTTCGGTTATAAGTTGTTTTGTTACGCATAGTTTAGTTTATAAGGCCTTCATGAAGCTTTGGTATACACTGTCAAATTGAGACACAAGGCCCGGCAGTTCGGCATAAGTGTATTTATTTAAGCCCTTGTGTAAGTAGCCGCTCTTTATGCACCAGGCTTCTATCCGGGCCATGTCGGCCTTATGCCCGGTTAATTCCCATCCCATTTCATGGGCCTGGCTGATGATCTTTTTACGCATCACATCGCAGCGGTCAAGTTCTTTAAAACCCTTTTCCAGGTCGCGGATCAGGCGGTTGGTTTCCTGATCGGTAAGTTCTTTGCTGCTTTCTGTCCGGCAGCTACTGTAATCCCAAACAATGGCGTGGCGGCGACCTTGCAAGCCTGCTTTTGTTAGCAGGGCCATCAGCTTCTTAAAATTGCCTGGTAGTTTGGTTTTGTCCATTTTGTTAAAATAAAGAGGGTTGATCACCGGCTGTTAATTGCTTTGCTTTGATGATAAAAGGCTTGCCGCCACCTTCGCGGCTGATGCAATAGGCTTTAAAGTCCTTCACCTCAACAATGGCATCCATCATGTATTCTAATTTTTTGGATACCTTGTTATCATGCCAGCACACCAGGATGATAGTTTTAGTCGGAAACCTATCGTTAAGCTGCTTGAATTGCTCAAAGGTTGTTTGCTGATAGTCGAGGCTATCCAATACGATTACCTTCCCCTGGTTTTTGCCCTGAAGCTTTTTAAACCATACATCAAAGTTCTTTTGATCCGGGCTGCATAGCATGAACTTACCGGCTACAGACTGCATGCCTTCGCGGATGAATGTCTTTTTAAACCCGGAAGTTTTGCCTTGTTCGGTACTGTTATAGTTCACCTTACCTACATGCGTAGCATACGCTTTTGATAACCGTAAAACATAGGACGTTTTACCATGCTTAGCCCGGCCACGAACCAATATCCTCGCGCCTTCAGATAGTGTGCCCAAATGCTCCAGCCATTCAAGTGGCAGGTCGACAGGCACGAAGTTCCACTCCATTATGTCGTTAACGCCGTAATTCTTTGTTGCCATGTTATTTGAGGTTGGTTTTAATTATGGTGAAATAAACATCAGCAGAGTTCTTGTACCCAAAGGTGATCTGATCCTCTTTATCAATAACCTGTACCTTACTGGCACGTAATTGCATAAACTTGATATACCTGGCAATCATCAGCGATATTGCTTTCAGACCCTTAGTAGAATGCATGATGGTGATCCCCTGGCAGAATTCCAGCAACCTTTGATAATCCCTATCGTCAGGCAGTTCTTTTTTAATTGTTAATCTTAGCATTGTCTGTTGTTTGTATGAACCCGACCAGGGAAACGATCCCCGGCCTATGCTCCAGGCCGGGTTAGTTGATTAGAATACTTATCCCGGTGCCTGACCGTTTAAGCGTTAGATTTGTTTCTGTATCATCAATCAAGCCGCCTAAATGCTTGTAATTATCACCGGCAATCGAAGGAACTACTGTTGTAATCCCGTACGCGCCGCCACCGGCTTTTGCGTTAACCCGTGGTGTTGAACCAGGAAAAACCTCCTGCATTCTTTTTACAATTGTTTGTTTTTGATCTTCTGAAATCATTTGTTTGTTTTTAATTGTGGCATTATTACCATCGAACCCAGTCAGGGAGACGATCCCTGACCATGCTCCAAGCCGGGTTTAATCTTCTTTATAAATCGTTATAGTATCCCCTGCAATCGCAAAGTCGACCGTTTCGCCATCAAGATTTTCAGGTCTGATATATACGTCAAGGTGATCCGGGTGATCTTCCAATACTCTTACCGTGAATTGCATTCCAACAGGACTATCCTGATGCGCAGCGGCTTGATCTCTGATTACAGTCTCTAATGTTCTATTCATTGTTGTTTTGTTTAATATGGCTGCATTGCCATTGAACCCGGACACGGAAACGATCCGTGTCCATGCTCCAAGCCGGGTTTTAGGTGAATTGATAGCGTTTTTCATCGTCCTTTTTTAATGTTGTTTTAAATGGAAAACCGCCTTCAGGTACTTTTTGAATTAACTCTATCAGGTTGGGTGATCCGGTAAACACTATCCTCTTTTCGTCGTTAAGCGTAAACTGAAGTACGAGCCGGGGGCCTTTTCCTTCAAATTTGCTGGGTTCAACTTTGTATGCATGTACTACGATCTCTTTGTTAAATAGCAGTTCGATATTGATCTTGTTGCCTGTGAATGCTTTTTGTGTTGTTGTTATTCCAAAGTCGTTGAAACTTTTCATTGGGTATTAGTTGTTTGATAAGGTGTTTTGAATTACAATGCTTCGCCCAGCCCAGGTAAGAGGCTATTGATGAACGTGGTTTATTACGGGCTACCGCCCTGGCAAAACTTTGTTTAATTGATTTTCGAAGCCTGGTGTATTTCCTGAAAAAGACGTATCCCACAAAGTCTATCCCGCATTTATCTACAGGGAATATCCGATGATTGCCTTTTATATATAGCTTTAAATTGAGATTTAGGTAAGTCTCAATGTCAGCAAACAGCCGCTGTACCTCTTCTTTTGTACGCGCCAGGATAATGATGTCATCGGCATAGCGGTAGTAGTATTTTACCCGCTTTGTTTCTTTTATCCAATGATCAAAACCTGACAGGTAGTAGTTTGCAAAGTACTGGCTCAGGTAATTACCAATAGGGAGGCCAGGGGCGCTGTCGATGATTCCATCCAATAACCATAACAGGTCATTGTCCTTTATTTTACGGCGCAAAAGCTGCTTAAGGATATCATGATCAATTGATGGATAAAACTTCACTATGTCAAGCTGAAGGCAGTACATCGTGCCGTCTTTATCCTTCAGGTCTTCCTTTAAGCCACGAACGGCGCTATGGATGCCTTTGCCTTTTATGCAGCTGTAAGTGTCAGCGGTAAAGTTTGCCATGAACATCGGCTCCAGGATATTCATTACAGCGTGATGAACGATACGGTCACGGTAAGGAAGGCGGGATATTACGCGCTCTTTACGTTCGAAAATTGTAAATGTGGTGTAAGGCGAGGTTTGATAGGTTTTATTGATCAACTCCTGTTGTATAGCGATAAGGTTAGCTTCCTTGTCCAAATTGTGCTGAATAACACCCGGCTGTTTACTCTTGCCTTTTTGGGCAAGAGTATCAGCAAGGATCAGGTTATCCATGTGGTAAATCTGTTCGTACAAGTTATTTAATCGCTTCATTCCTTTGTTGTTTTAAGGTCACGTTCGCCGCCAGTTAACGGCTACCAGTACCCTTTTCTTTATTCGTGATGTTTTGCCTTTCGGCAAGGCCCACGCTGCTTATTACCTTACAATTGCGAGAGCTGACATTCGAGTTCGAGTTCGTCCAGTCGTTATCGACATTCGTGAACCTGAAGCCTGATCAGCCCATGCAGCGCACAGCCCGATTGGCTTATTTTTTCGGTATCGTCATCCAATCACGATACCAGGGGGCAAACGTATTTGCCGCATGCCGACTTAGTTTTGCATCGTTATTGGAAAGGCGAGAGCCGACATACGAGCGCGAGCGCGGCCAGTCGAGAACGACATACGAGAACCCGAAGCCCGATGGATCATTGCCGTCATACATGTTAAATACCGGGAACGTTTTATCGGCGCTCCTGGAGGCATAAGGGTCTTTACCCTGGTTCAAAGCCTCGTTAAGTTTCATACACCTGAAGACGCCCAACATAGGGGCCTGATCGGCTTCCGGTAAGTTTTGCACCCAGGCTATGGATGTTACGGGGTCGATATTAAGCGCTTCGCATATATCTTCCCATGATTGAATTTCAGTTCCTGTCTTCATTACTGTTTTGGTTGTTTTTTCATGAATGCTTTGTAGGTAGATGTGAATGTTTTGCCAGCGTATTTAGCGATTTCGCTATCGTTGAAGGCAAGGCGAGAGCCGACATACGAGTACGAGCGCGCCCAGCCGCAACCGACACCCGAGAACCCGAAGCCCGATTCATCATCGCCATCATACATTTCAAATACTGGCCACCACTTTTCGTCATCCTCATTTGCATAAGGGTCGACACCTTCATTAAGGGCCTCTGTGAAAACGAAGGCATCAGCCACGGCGTTTAAAGCTTCCTGGAAGTCATCTACAGGGGTTAAGTAAGGGCGCTTTTGCTCCTTTGTGTACCCTCTGTCGGCATAGGCATCATCAATTGTTTTGATGCGGTCTGTTACTGTTAATTCTGCTTTTTCCATTGTTTTGTTTTGATACTGGCTACATTGCCATTGAACCCGGCCAGGGAAACGATCCCCGGCCTATGCTCCTAGCCGGGTTAGTTACGGCCTGCCGTTTCTAAGGCCTTTTAAGGCCCGTAAAAACATGTTTAAAATGCAGGTTACAAAGGCTGCACACCCGGCGTAAAAGATGATTTGAGCGGTGGCAATTACACCAAACGCGTAAACCATGATCCCTACCAGCACTGCTGATGCGATAAGGAGGTTTCTAAGGTTCTTTTCCATTGTTACAATTGTGTTTAAGTGCTTTTTAAGCGGTTATTAAATATTTGAAAAGTTTAACTGTACGTTCTTGTATTGGCTGTCGGTGTCCCTTACCCAAACCCGGTAGTACTCTTTGCTCTTAGGGCGATTGATAGCCTGGTCGATGAATTTCATCGCCTGATGATAGCGGGGATCAGTGATCCTGGAGGCGTGTTTTTTAAGGCTCAACACCTTGTCAGTGTCCAACTCTCCACGGCTCTTTTCAAAGGCCGAAAGTATCATCGGCTCTATCCAGTCGGCCACATCGCGGAGTGTATCTTTTAAGAATGAGTTTAGTTCAGCCTGGGCAAGCTTGATGTACTCTTCATCAAAATGAATAGGCTCATTGATGTTCAATTCAACCTTAACAGAGCGGTCGAAGTTGTATAGGGTAATGTTCCCTTTGCCTTTACCTTGTATCTTGCCATCATTCATTTCTACAAAGTCATTGTAAAGCGCTTCAACCTTTTTTCGGAGGTCTGCTTTATAAGCGGCAAGCTTTTCATTAAGTACTATAGCCTCCTTTGCGAGTTTTGAAAGAGTAGATTCTGACTTTCTTTCGTATGGTGTCGTGCGGTTGTAAGGGATCAATATTCCCTCCTCATCAATCCACATCTTGTCTGCTGGCTTCTGTGTTGTTACTGTTAGTTTTTGCATTTTTATTAATTTTTAAATTCGTTTCGTAGTTGGGTTAGTTCGCTTTGTACCAGTGTCTGTCGTTCGGCGCATTTATTTGTCCATTTTTCCAGTACCGTTAGTTTCGCGTAGTAATCGGCTTGTGGGTGATCCACTATCCAATTTTGCAACTCTTCGATCTCATCAGAGAGTTGTTTGAACCTGATTTTGCTATCCATGTACCTGCTCTATTTGTGCTAAAT